CGTTTGGAGTGGAAACCAGAATAATCTTTGACTCCGAACCCGAAGAAATAGTAGGATAAACCGAAGTGAAGAATTCATCCCAGTTATCAATGAACGCCGCTTCGTCGATGAATAGAAGGTTGATGGTATAACCACGGATGGCGCTGGCAGAAGTAGCAGCAGCCAAAACACGGCTGTTATTTTCTAAAACGAATGAACCCTTGTTCCATTCAACAACACCCTGCTGCAGCCATTTAGGTAGATGCTGGTAGGCAAGCTGGACACGACCAAGAATTTCTCGAGCCGTATCGCCTTTATTGGCTAGTAGAGCAACAGTCTTGTCTGGATGAAAAATGATATACCAAAGGATAAACGCACAGGTTGTAGTAGACTTACCAGCCTGTCGGGCAGTAGTAACGATAGAATAACGATTATTTTTAAATGAAGTTACCATTTCTTTCTGGTAACCATACAATTTAAAACTTGTCAGACCCTCATTAATTGAGATGATCTTCATATAGTTTTCAGTGAAATATACAGGGTCATTCTGACATTTGATATACTCCTGAACAAGTTCCGGAGTCCATTCAATGTTCTGATTAGTTTTCTTTAGAAGAACATTACCCTTATAACCACCCACCAACTCATTCATTGTTCTTCATATCCTTAAGAACTTTTTGTAATTCTGCTGTAGAACCTACGAATAAGTTATTATTAATGGTTTGTGCTTTTTCGCTAATTGGTGAGTCTTTTGCATCAATTTCACGGATCTTAGACTGAAGCTCTAACAACTCTTTATTAGTGCTTACTACTGTATCCATAAGTTTAGCTAAAACTTCGAATGCACGTGGATGCTGAGACTGACTGGCAATCTCAGATAATTTATCTATTGCTTCTTGACCTGTTGAGATTACTTCATACAGATTAGCTCTTGCTGATTCGAAATCGTTTCTTGCAGAATCATCATGAGCTTTAGCAATAATATTATCGATTTGTTTTTCATATTCCAACGCTGGTAAATTTACCTTTTCGTTGTCATCATCTTCATTTATCATTCAATCTCATCAGTGTTATAGATTTGGGTTATAAAGCCATAATCGTCGTCAGAATTTATTTCAATATAAGGAACAGTTCCTGTATTAGCGTTTGGACCGCCATAGTAATTTATAGGATTGCCATTAGCATCTAAACCAGGCTGAACTGTTATCTTTTCCGCCATTGGTGTTATGCCTCTACCTTCAGCGGCAGTGTTAGTTGAAGGTATATAAAATTGTGTTCTAACGAATTTAATAATTCCAGAAGATTTAATAGGTCCGTAAAGATAACCTTTAAGAACAAAATCTAGCTGCCAAATAATAGCTCTTCTCTCAGAATAGGCGCCATCATAAGTGTCAGAATAGCTGATATTATTCAATATGATTGGAATATCCATGGTAACATTAACCTCTGGGATTAGGTTACATGTTGTTGTCCAATCTGGCGTAAAGTATGGAAGAATCTGTTCAATAATCTTTGTTCCATCTTCTGCATTCTTAGCATAAACATAAACCTTGAAGTCTATATTATATGGAACTGGATTATATTGATATTTAAACTTATCAGCATCAGTAGCATCCCTAACAGCAACCTTGCCAATGGTGTTTAATTTTCTTGTACCATCATAAGTCATTTTACCCATTTCAAATGAAATCATGGGTAACGTTGCAACAGCACTTGATTTGTCTAGTGCTGGATCCTGTATAATACGGGCCAACATCTTATCTTTGGGTGCATATGTAATAGGCACTTTTACTAGAGATGTAACTGTACCAGAAGAATCTGTTTTGGTTATACGAATCTGATTAAGTAAGGTTCCCATAAGAATTACATATTTTCTTATAAGACCAAAATAAAACGGTGAACCAAACATTAAATGTTACCTTCGCTAAATGGATCTAGAGAACTGAAGTCAACAAACATGTCAGACTCTTTTTGTATTTCGTCATTATCCGAAGCAGGAGATATTTGTTCTAGTGAGAATTTTTCTAATACCAGATAATCGCCGTCTTCAGTTGTAATAGCAACTTTATTTGAACTTTCTGTTCTTATGGTCCAATCCAGAATGTTTGTGTCATTCTTTCTTTGAATAGAATCAATTTCTGGAATACCTGTATTGAACAGTTCTCCAGAATATTCAAACACTTCGCAAGTCATTTCCCATGTTTGAAGTGCGCCTAGCTGATAAAACATTTCATATTTGTTAACATACTTAATCTGAAACGCTCTTTGATTCAAAGGAAAATAGATAATATCTCCTTCGTTTGGTCTTACCTGAGCAGTAAATTCACCAACTTCTTCATTAAATATTCTACGGGCAACAGAGAATACAACTTGATTGCGAATTTCAACGCCAAACTTAGATAGAAATTCTTGATCGCCACTAAACCCGTCGATGGATTTAATATACATTTCTATAGGATAAGCTACTTCATAAGAAGATTGATCGTCCGCTCCATACACATCATCGTAATTGTTTAATTTACGAGGAACGTAATATATGTCATGTCCGTATATTTTTATCGACTCGATAATCAAATTTTCGAGAAGCAGTTGCTCCTGAGACGCTTTGAAGTTGTTAAAAAAGAAGTTAGTGCTAATGTTAGCCTCCCGCTTTCTTTTTGCGTTCGGCCCACCACAGTTTCATACGTTCGGACTGAATCTGTTTATAGTTATCTGGTCTTGCCTGCACGCTCTTTTTCCCAGCGTTTGAAGCCAGTTCTTTCAGATTTGAAATATTTTTTCTTTTTTCGCTCATTTTTCTTTTTGATTCTTCGCTGTGATTAGAACCTATTCTTGAGGCGACCAGAGCAGCTGTATGTTCAGCGCTGTTCTTTTTACCAACCCTATTATTTAATATATTTTTACGATGAGATTCTGACAGCTTTTTGCCTTTTTTAGCCTCGGACATCTTTTGTCTGTGTTCAAGGGACATCTCTCCCTTTTTCCAGCCGTCGAAATAAAATCCATCATTATCGTGTTTATTATAAAACGATTCATCCAATCTGGCGTTTGCAGCCTGTAGAATTTTAGCTTCGAGTTTTCTTATGTCTGATAGATTACCCTCTGCAATAATCTGTCTGCTAAAATCTGATGGTCTCTTATTATATTCTTTGAGCATATATTTACTTGAACAAACATAACCGTCATCCGCTGAACCTTTGTGAGATCCAACGTACAACATATTATTCTTTTTGTCTGTCCAGCAGTAAACGAACGCTTCTGTCATCAGCCGATAAGATCCGTACAAGGTAGAGAGTATGTGAAGATCATTTCTCTTTCAAGAGCTTCACGCTCTGCAGTGGCTTCATCGTATATTTTCTGACCATTAAATGTAAGACCACCTGGCATTTTCATACCTTCAAACTTTTTAAGGTTCTGACCCCATTGTTGTTTAATAAGACAAGAAGCGTAACGCCCCAACCAACGATCGCCCCAAGCATCAGAATAAACTGCAGGGTCTACGATTTGATATGCTTCTACGATTAGATAATTACCAACAGCAACTTGATCCCAAGACATGTCAATGTAAAGTCTATTAATATGTCTATTGTATCTTAATGGTTGCTGACCAACTAGCATCTGTTCTAGGAACTGAACATGGTTCATGGCCATATAATATGGCACCATAGAAACTGATGTCAAAGTGTAAAGATCGTTTAGTGCAATCTGGTAACGGATATTGAATAGGTTATTCAAACCAAGCGCAGAACCAAGAGGGAAGATATTTACCGCTCCAATTATGTTCTCTGGGAGAGTAATATATTTGTTGGCAATATCAGTTGAGTCTATTTGTCTTTTATAATAGGTCTTTTCAGAACCATCAAAATGATAATCCCAATAATATCTTAGAGCTTCGTCAATACGATCTGAAACCTGATCGTCGTCGACGTTGATTTCAACGACTGGTTTACCTAATTTTCTTAGGCAATATTCAGAAAATTCTGCTCTAGTTGTTGGTACCATTATTTCCTACCCTTTGGTGGATCTGTTTTATTCTATTTATTAATTGTTTTATACATATATTTTTTCCAAATTTTCATAGATAATATCAGATATAACTTTATGTTCTTCGAAACTGGGATACTCTAAACTTTGGGGCAATCCGCATATTTCTTTAACAACGCTATTTATAGTTGTCCCTCTAACAATATATTGTAACACGTCGCCGAATAGATTCTTATCGCAATGAACCATCCATCCATCAAAAATAATAAATTTACATTTTGATTTTTGTAAAGCGTACAAAGAACTAGTAAGCATCACCTTAAACATTTCATGATGCCATTTTTCGTTCCAGAAAGTATTGTATACATGAAACATAAATTTCTTACTATATTCGTCGGTTGTGTGTGGTAGAATAGTTCTACACATATTTTTGGTACGAACGCCATAATCTTCTGTAGTATCATCCAATATTTTGTATTTGTTTTCTTTGTCCATTGTAGATTTGTATTCATAAGTTGGATTAACACCCATTTCAATTCTGTCAAACCCGGACCATTGGACCACGACAACATCTTCTTCGGTTAACGGTAATGATTGAATTATCCTCGCAGCACGCCAATTACTAGCGCCTGGAAATGATAAATTTTGTAATTTCATATCAAGTTTTTGCGACAGTATACCAGGCCATGTCAATGATTGGCGTTCTTTTTCTGAACATTCTTTATAAAAATTCCAACCATATGTCATACTGTCGCCAAATGTATAAAGCATATCAATCTCCAAAACCAAATGGACATTTTTTCTCTCGCTTATCATTACGCCTCACAAGAGAAATAGTTCTCCTCCATCCCATAGAAGTTCCAGTGACATTATATGTTTTTGTTTTAAGTTCTTCTTCAGTAACAATATGATTGTGTATTTTGATCTTTTTATCTGTCAACGGTATAAATTGGACCAATGGAGTGCCCATTGATAAACAGAATTGATCATATCTATTTTTGTTTATCGCCAAAAACGCATTACTTCCTGTTTGGTAATGAAAATTTACCATACCAGGAAGAATATGAAAATCAAAATTTTCCAAAGACCATTGAGCGCCGAAACAAGCAAAAGGAATATCTTCTTTGGTTTGTATTTTCCATGGGCTATTCAGCTTTAACAACCAATGATTCAAAAACCCAGGATTTACCTGATCGTTATTGTGCAATATCGGAGGCGTACCGTTGGAATAATGAAAGGACAACCCTTTTTCGTGAACATTAACAGCTAAATCACACCAGTTTTCTAAAATAAAACCACGACTATATAGATCATGGAAACCTGGACAAGATTTTATAGACCTTAGCGATATGTGCCAATTAAAATTTATGCCACCGTTTTCATCAACTTTATATTGAGGCCATTTGGTGTTAGATGGTTGCGTTTTTATTACCTTATCATACCATTCGGGTTTGGCTTTGCTTGATTTTACGATGGGCGTAAATTTGTATGCGTCATTATTTGAAGTAAAACAATCAATATTCACAACAGAAGATCTGTGAAAAAAACTAAACATAACATATGTTCCTTTATAAATAAATAAAATCGCTTCAACAAGAGGGTTAATGATGCCTAAGACAAGAACTTTTGAATTGCCAGAATTTGATGATTATAACATCAGAACCGAAACCAACCCAACTACGGGAACTGTTGCAATTCAGGAATACTTCTTGAAAGGGGAATTGGTAGCTCAAGCAGAAATTTCTTTCCACGTTATCGAAGGCGAACCTTTAAAGTGGCCATATAAATTTGTAATCAAAGATCCAAAAGATTTGATCAAATTTACTGAGACATAATAATTTAAGTCCACTCAATATAGACGCTACCGTTACCTCCTCCACTGGCCGCAGGTGCGTTTTCGCCACCGCCACCACCGCCACCACCTGCGCCGATACTTATAGCAATAGATGCTCCATAACCTGGGGCATCGGCATCATTCCAATTCCATGTTTTAACAACTTTGCCACCAGCGCCTCCGGAATTACAACCAGTACCACCGCCAGCGCCGCCTCCTGATGTAACTGTTCCTCCAGAACCTCCTCCAGCAGCACCACTTGGTGGACAATAATCTTGACCACCGCCTCCTCCGCCAGTACCACCATTTGCAATTACGTTATTACTACTGTAGAAAGTTGTATTGCCACCAGAAGCTCCAGCCCCCCCACAATATCCATAAGCAAATCCATCGTTACCACAATAACCAGTTGCACCACCGCCCCCTGCATTTATTGTAACAGTAAGAGTTTCATATCTGGGTACAGAGAAATATTGTGTAGATCCGGTATAACTAAACGAATTATTGCCAGGTGTAACCCATCTTTTCCCATAAGCGGTAAAAATACTTATTTGCCCAGATGGAACTCCTAATAATGTTCGAACATCAGCATCATTCAAAGATCTTTGCGAAGTAGAAGATCTTAAAATTTCTACAGAAATATTGGCAAAAGAAATAACACCAGAACCTGGTAAACCAGTAGTCATTTATTAAATCCCTATTTTTAATTTCAATTCGTCCAATTCTTTCTTAAGATCCTTAAT